GACACCGGCGGCCACTTCACCAACGAGGCCTACGACTACTGCCGCCGCAACGCCAAGGAAGGCGTAATCGCCATCAAGGGCAGCAGCACCAGGTCGGCGCCAGCGCTGGGCAAGGGAAGCAAGCAGGATGTGAACCTGAAGGGCCGCACCGTGAAGGGCGGCGTGACGCTTTACATGGTCGGCACCGATACCCTCAAGCGCACGATCTACGCCCGCCTGAAGATCAGCCAGCCGGGCCCGGGCTTCTGCCATTTCGGACAGAATGCAACCGATGACTACCTGGAAGGCCTGACCTGTGAGCGGCTGATCCCGCGCACGGTGAAGGGCTTCCAAGTGCTGGAGTGGCAGAAGCCCAGCGGTGCGCGCAATGAACCGCTTGACCTTGAGGTCTACTGCCTGGCGGCGCTGGAGCTGGTGAAGCGCCGCTACAACCGGGCCACGATGTGGGACCAGTTGGAGGCGCAGCTGGGCCGATCCGCTCCGCTGTCGCAGGCTCAGGCTGCCGAGACCCAGCAACGCGCCAAGCATCGGGCAAGCAGTTTCTGGTGACTAGCCTGATCCCATGAGCTACTCAACACAGCAACTTGTGGACCTGCGCGCGGCAATCGCCGAAGGCGTGCTGAAGGTGAGGTTTTCAGACGGACGAGAGCTGACCTACAGAAGCCTGGCGGAGATGCTGGAGACCGAAAGGAAGATGGCCGCAGATGTGGAAACGACGAGCCAATCCAAGCCGGTGCGGCGCATCTACCAGACCTTTCAGAGAGCGTAAGCCATGGGAAAGCGCAGCCGGGCAACGCTTGAGAACGATCTAAAGGTGGCCCAGTCCGAGCTATACAAGGCCAACCTGCGCGCCTACGAAGCAGGTAAGCAGTCTCGCCGAACCGACGGGTGGCACGAACGCAGCAGGGGGCCTAATGCCGATCTGCGGCAAGTGCTGCAGCGGATTGTCTCAAGGCATCAAGACCAAGTGGACTCTGACGCCTGGGCGGACAAGGCCATCAAAGTGGTTGTAAATAACTGGATTGGTGAAGGGATTGTAGGGGAGCCAGTCAATAAAAACAAAAGATATTCCTTGCTGTGGAATGATTGGGCTAACTCAACAGCTTGTGACTTCTACGGCAAGCTCAACTTCTATGGCCTGCAGGCGTTGGTGGCCCGCACCATTGCGGTTCGCGGTAGTTGCCTGATTCGGCGGCGGGTTGATGAGCGGCTGCTGCTTCAGGGCTTGCCGCCCCTGACGCTGCAGGTGCTGGAGCCGGACTGGCTTGATATGTCGAAAGACAACGGGTCGTCAATCGTCTTTGGCAAGGAGTACGACGACGAGGGCCGGCTGACCGGCTACTACATTAGGAAGAATCACCCTGGCGAAAGCGACTGGCGCCAATCAAGGCTTGGCTCTGATCTGGTCGAAGCGTCGCAAATTTGCCACGTCTACGACGTGCGCCGGCCAGGGCAGGCAACCGGCGTCCCATGGGGGGCATCGTCGCTGCTGACTCTGCGGGACATCGGAGACCATGCTCAGGCCCGCATGATGCTCGACAAGCTGGCGTGTTGCTTCACGGCGTTTGTCACTGATTCCGACCCTGAATCGGTGCTGCCTGATGCGACCAGCCCAGACGCCTCAATTCCAACCCTGTTTGAGAAGCTGGAGCCTGGCGCGATTGAAGTGCTGCCCCCGGGCAAGTCGGTGCAGTTCAGCAGCCCACCTACGGCAGGCAACTTCATCGAGATGCAGCGCCACCACCTGCATTCAGTGGCGGCCGGTTATGGGATCACGTTTGAAGCGCTGACCGGAATCCTGTCTGAGGTCAACTTCTCCAGCGGCCGGATGGGCTGGTTGGAGTTTCATCGGAACGTGGGGCACTGGCGCTGGAACATCGCCATCCCGCAGTTCCTTGATCCTGTTTCGCAGTGGTTTGCCACTGCCGTGATCCAGGCCGGCATGGCCAACAGGGTCAACAGCCGGATGCTCTGGACACCTCCCCGCAGGGAGATGATCAACCCGTCCGAGGAGATCCCGGCGCTGGTGGCGGCGATCCGCGGCGGCTTGACCAGTCTGTCTGAGGTGCAACGCTCACTGGGATACGTGCCTGCCCAGGTCCTGGAAGAGCTGGCGCAGGATCTGGCCAACGCCCGCAGCAAGGGCCTGGCCCTATCTGTTGATGCCAAGCTCGTCTCGGATTCCGGCGTGACGCAGGCCAGGCCGGCGGGGTCGGGATTCCAGGATCCAGGGTCAACTTCTACGGAGTCCCTAATGTAAGGACATGCCAGACTCCATTCCCGCCACGGCTGCACCACTGGAAACAGGCAATCGGGCCTGTCAGCGGATGGCACTGCTCTCTCCATCCTCATGGGATGAAGAGAGCAGAACTGCAACGGTGATCATTTCAACCGATGCAGACGTGGGCGATGGTGTGCAGCTGGTGCATGAGAGGTCAGCAATCCGCTGGCCCATGCGCCCGCTGCCGACCGACATCGATCATCAGCGCTCTTCAGCATCGTGCTGGGGAGCGATTACATCGATGGACCTGGGCCGCGCCGATGATGGCTCCAACGCCCTGATTGGCACGGTTCAAGTTGACGGTCCAGAGGATGCGATGGCTATTGCTATCCCACGCCTCAGGAACGGGTCCGCGCGGTTTTCTGTTGACGCGCGGATCTACGGCTGGCAGCGGGCCAGCGAAATGCAGCCGCTCGATCGGGCCACCGATTGGGAGCCGGTTGCGGTTTCGCTGGTCATCGCTGGCCAGGATCCGGCGAGCGTCATGCGCTCGGTGGATGCAACAGACCATCTCCCTACGGAACCCCCGATGTCCACTGCAACTGAACTGGCCGGGGGCGACCCGGCTGCTACCGCTACCCCTGAGGCTGCTGCCGTGATCGAACCGACCATCACTCCTTCGCCCGCTTCTGCTCAGGCTGTCGAGCCTGGTCCTGATGACGTGGCCCGTGAGCTTCACATCCGCCGCGCCGCTGGTGCCGCCGACCTCCCCGAGACCACCGTGCAGGATCTGATCCGCTCGACCGCTGGGAAGGATCTCCCCGGCGTGATGGTTGAGGTCGTGCGCGCTGCTCGCGTTGCGGTCGAAACCAAATCCCCCGCAACCGCTGGCCACCCTGCCCGTGTTGAAGTGACCCGCGACGCAGGCGATACCCTGCTGCGTGGCTTCCAGGAGGGCATTGACGCCCGCTGCCGCGCCGTCAAGCAGCCCACCGACCTGGGCCGCCAGTACCAGCGGATGAGCACCCGCGAGATGGCCGCCGAGTATCTGGAGACCATGCGCGGCTTCAGCCGCTCTGAGGTTCGCCTGATGAGCGTCAGCGAGGTCATCGAGCGTGCATTCCACACAACCTCCGACCTGGCCAACGTTCTCCTCAACACGGCAAACAAGACCCTTGCCCGTGGCTACGAAGAAGAGGTACAGACCTGGCGCCCGCTGGCCATTCAATCGGACAACACCGATTTCAAGCCGAACTATCTGGTACAGCTGAACGCCAGCATCGTGCCCGAAAAGGTGCTCGAGGATGGCGAATACAAGTTCGGCACCATGAGCGACGGGAAGACCACCTATCAGCTCAGCACCTACGGCAAGGGCCTGGTGATCAGCAGGCAGGCACTGATCAACGATGATTTGTCTGCGCTGGATCGCCTGCCCGCAAAGATGGGCGCCGGCTGTGCCCTCCTGGAATCCAACCTGGTGTGGGAGCAGCTGACCAGCGGCGCGAGCGGTGCCACCGTCACCCTTGACAACAAGGCGCTCTTCCACGCTGATCACAGCAATACCGGCACCGGCGTCATCGGCATCACCGGCATTGATGCTGGCGTGACGAAGATGCGCAAGCAGACCGATCCCGCCGGCAACAGCCTGAACGTTCAGGCCTCGTACCTGATCGTCCCCCCCGAGCTGCGCACCGCCGCCCTTCAGTTCCTGTACCCGACTGGCTACGCGCCGTCCACCCTGGCCGGCGTCAACCCCTTTGCTGGTGGAATGGAGCTGATTGTTGAGGCTCGTCTTTCCGCGGACTCGACGGCCTACTACTACCTGGCCGCCAATCCCAACCGGATCGACATGCTCCAGTTCGGTTACCTGGCCGGCGAGGGTGGCCCGACGATCACCACCACCGAGAAGCGCAACCCCGATGGGGTGGAGATGCTGGTGCGCCACGACTTCTATTGCGCCCTGGCCGATCACCGCGGCTTCTACCGCTCCACCGGCGCTTGAGCCGGATGATCCTGGGCCGGTGACTCCGGCCCATTCCTATCCAACCCCTGAGGTAACCCCGTGAAGAACTACATCCAGGAGGGAGAATCCCTCAATCTCATCGCCCCTTACGCCGTCTCCAGCGGCGGCGGCGCGATCGTTGGCTCCATCTTTGGCGTCGCTTCCACTGACCTGGCCAGCGGCGACGAAGGCGCCTTCCAGCTGGAAGGCGTCTACACCCTCACCAAGTCCACCGCTGCCAGCTCCGGCGGTTCGCAAGGCGCCAAGGCGTATTTCATCACCAGCACCAAGCTGGTGACCGCCGCCTCCAGCGGCAACACCCTGATTGGCGTGTTCACCGCCACCTGTGCGGACGCTGACGCCACCTGCAACGTTCGCCTCAACGGCTCATTCTGATGGGCTGGGCCACCCTTTCGGCAGCAGCCAATCGGGTGGCCTTTGACCGCCTGGGCAGCGTCAGCGTTGTAGCTGGCGCTGTCACCGGGCAAGGCTTTCTCTCCCAAAACTCCGAGATGATCCTCGGCGGCGAGATCACGATCATTGATTATCTGTTGACCGTGCCGACCGCGCTGTTTGGTGGCTTGACCTATGGCGATGCCATCACGGTAGACGGCACCAGCTTCCGGGTCGAAACCCAGCCGCAGCGCTTTGACGATGGCAGCTTTTGCCGGGTGCCGCTGGTGAAGGTTTCCGCGGATCAAGTCCCTGTTCTGATCCTGGACGGTGACTTCCTATGACCACCTACCAATCCCAGTCGACCCGAGTTCGCCAGCTATTCAGCACCCTGGCAGCCGTCACAGCAAGCAATCCGGTGCTGCTGGAGGGCGAGAAGTGGAACGAAAAAGACGCAACAACAGGCCGCGCCACTGGCCGCAGCAAGACGGGTGATGGAGCCGTTTCGGGCGCCGTGCCCAATCAGACGATCACCGGCACGGCGTTCAATGATCTGCCGTTTGATCCAGGTACTGGCGGCGCATCCCTGAGCGATGCCACCCCCCAAGCCCTCGGCACTGCAGCCGCTGGCACCGCCTCGACAGGCAGCCGCAGCGACCACCGCCACGCCATGCCCACGGCTACCCAGGTGGGCGCCGATGCCACAGGGACGGCCAGCGCGGCGGTTGCGGCGCACGTTGCCCTAGCCGATCCTCATCCCGTCTACACCACCGCAGCAGAGGCAGCAGCAGCGGCTCCGGTGCAATCGGTGGCGGGGCGGACTGGAGCGGTAACGCTGGCCGTTGCTGATGTCTCAGGCGCAGTCTCTAGCAGCGATTCCAGACTGAGCGACCCACGCACCCCCACGGCGCACACCCAAGCGTTCTCCACTATCACCGGCACGCCTACGACGCTCAGCGGCTATGGCGTCACAGACGCCGTGGGATCCAGCGACAGCCGCCTCAGCGATGCCCGCGAGTGGAGCGCGGCTACCGCCACCCAGGCCGAAGTTGAGGCCGGCAGTTCCACAACGCGCTTGGCATTCACTCCCCAGCGAGTGTTTCAGGCCATTGCCGCCTGGTGGGCCGCATCGGCCTCCAAAATCAAACTTGACGGCATAGCCGCCGGGGCCACGGCAAACAGCTCGGATGCCACCCTGCTGGCCAGGGCCAACCACACCGGCACGCAAGCGGCATCAACCATCACGGGCCTGGCCACCGTGGCCACCAGTGGCGCCTACGCGGATCTGAGCGGTAGGCCGACGCTCGGCACGGCAGCCGCAGCGGCAAGCACCGCCTTTGCTGCTTCTGGCGCAGTCACCGGGTCGGGCCTGACCGTCACGAGCAGCCGAGTGATCGGCCGCAGCACGGCTGGCACGGGTGCCCCTGAGGAGTTTGCGCTGCTGGGCCTGGCGTTCAACGGCACCAACCTGGCCACGTTGGCGGATCTGGTGATTCCGCTGAGTGACGAGACAACGGCACTCACTGCATCATCAAGCGTTGCCAAACTCACAATCCCCTACTGGCCCCGCGCAACGGTGCTCACCGACCTGCCGATCTGGGCCGTGGCGACGGCACCTACTGGCGCGGCGCTACAGTTTGACATTCAGGTTGGTGGAACTTCGATCTACCTACCTGCCAGCAGTGGCAGCTACCCAACCATTGCAATCAGCGGCACCAACTCCACAGCATCTGCCGGTGCATTTACTACTGCATTTGCTGCTGCACCAACAATCGCAGTCGGCTCTGTCGTTACCTTCTTTGTGAGGCAGATTGGCAGCACTGTTGCAGGCGCTGGCCTGAAAGTTGCGCTGCTCACCAGGAGGGCAGGGTAATGCTGCAGTATTGGGGGAATAGTTATGGGTTTGCGGCGGCTGGCGGCGGTGGCGCTGCCTCTGGCGGCACAGTTACAGATGTGGGTGGATACAGGATTCATACCTTTACGTCGTCGGGTACATTTACGGTTGCCACTGGCGTCACGGTTGATTATTTAGTCGTTGGAGGTGGTGGTGGTGGTGGTAGTGGTTTATACAGCAGCGGCGGCGGTGGTGGCGCAGGTGGCGTTAGAAGCGGTAGCATTGCGCTGTCAGCAGGAGCATTTTCGGTTGTTGTTGGTGGCGGCAGCGTTGGCGGCCAAAGCGCCTTGGCGTCATCTGCGTTTGGCCTTAGCGCCGCAGGCGGCGGAAATGGTGGGCAGCGAGCAAGTGGTGGCAGTTCTGGTGGATCAGGCGGTGGTGGCGGTGGTGGCGGCGGTGGCACCAAAGCAGGAGGAGCAGGTAACACTCCTTCGGTGACACCATCGCAAGGGAACTCTGGTGGCAATGGCATTACTGCATCCTTTTATGATCCGGGCGGCGGCGGCGGCGGTGCCGGTGGTGCTGGCGGCAATGGAGTCACAACGAACGGCGGCTCTGGTGGCGCTGGCGGCATCGGGATTCAAAGCTCAATTACTGGAACGGCGACTTATTACGCGGGTGGCGGTGGCGGTAGTGGCGCTGGCCCAGCCGCTGGTGGTCTTGGCGGCGGCGG